GGGGGGCACTGGCACAGGACCTCGCTCGCGGGCTCGTCGAATCGGAGCGCAGCACCGGGTCCGCCCAGTCAAGGGATGGTGAGTGACACTATGGAAATTATTGTGAACGAGGATCCAAGAACTGTCATTTTATTCCGAGACGCTGTCGTCGCCTTAATGAATAACGACCCAGCGGCTAGGAGATTATTCCAGGCGCGGGGTGAGCCGCAATGGTTGAAACAACAATGTCGAAGACAGCTAGATGCTATTAACCATTGTAATGATGTTCTTGAATCAGCGAATGGAACAGCATTGCTTGAACAAGTTCATGAAGCCGACGGCGACTTTCGCGATAATGAAGACACAAGTACAGAACATTGTGTTGATTTAGAAGCATATGGAGGAGTAGATAGTAGTGATGAAGACATATTAAGAGAATTGATTATTATCGCTAAACAAGGAATCCCTATTATGGAAGAAGATGAAGGAAATGCTATTCAGGTTTTACGTCATCTTATGATAGAAAATCCTAAAATAAGTACATTACAACATTGTTCGATATGTGGTGGTCTTGGAAATATCACCACATGTCCATATAATATTGAATGTCGAAATTCAAAACCTCATCTACATTTATCAATGGATTACTTTAAAGAACACTTGGAAATAAAAGAAGGTAATGTTGTCTCAAAAGCAACCGGAAAATCCCTAAATGCGGGTGTTGTAGAAGCGAGGCGTTTACAAACATTAAAAGTTGCATTTGATAATGGTTCGGATCTGGGTCAGTTGATTGAAAGATCGTTTCAACATATATTTCCATGTTTGAGAATTACCGATATTAGTGTAGCGGGAGGGTCTAACAAACATTATGATTTAGTAGCGACGATTCAGATAAAGGCTGATTTTGGAACTGAAGATGAATTAGAACAAGAACAGTTAAGAATCGCATGCCTGGAACTAAAATTAGATGATGCTCAAGTAGCAGCTCTCGGTAGAGGTGAAGTAGTACAAATTAAAGTTGAAGAAAAAAGTAGTAAGGATGCCAGAAGGATGCCCCCCATCCAAATTCCATGGGATAACAGTTGTCAGGGCTATAATATGACCGCTGTACAGATGAATCATGGTTGGCCGGGGGCTCAAAATACCAGTCTAGCACATCATTTAGGGGGGTGTGTGTTTCGTCATGTAATTAAAAATATGGCAAATGCTGAATTACTTCATACTGATGGGGTGTCTGCTGAAGATGCTGATCGAGCCTTGATAGCTTTCGACCCACATAACGTCGCCATTGAAAGTATGACTTATGGTGAATATTATGAACAAGCCCTAAAAGCGGTTCGTGGAATCGAGAAGGAAGGAGATAGAACTATGACTAAATTAAAAAAAGCTTTTAAAGACAGTGAAATAGATAAGAGTATATATCATCAATGTTTATATCGGGCATATGTTGAATTTGTAGAATGGGTTGAGGGGGATAGCCAAGAAGCTGTTGAAGCAAAATTACATTTTATACATCAATTTCAGACAGGATTGACGGGATCGCTTTCAGATAAAAATTGTTATCTTAATATTTTGCGTATGATAGCGAGCTTAAACGAAGGTGAGATTGTATTCGATTATACAAAATGTGTGATGGGGTGGAGTGGTGCTTCTCATGTACCAATTCCTAATGTAACCGGTGTAAATTTCGATGTGGAGGCGGCGGGAACGGGGGGGCCACAATTAACCGTTATGTTTGAAGCAAGAGACGAAAATGGCAGAGTATTATCATTTAAAAAAATGACTTTGAGATTAAGAGGTTCCTTTTATGATAATTTATCTTTTGGTTATGCAGGAGGGAAAATTCATGAGGAAAACTACGACCGAGTAAGAGCACTTAACCTCTCCTCGGTGGCGATGGTTGAGCCAGAGCCTGGGGTAGAGATGGCCGCCATGCCCATGATGCACGCCGCCATGGTTGAGCCAGAGCCGGAGGTAGAGATGGCGGCCATGCTCGCGACCGCCATGCCCACGGCGCACGCGATGGACACGGGTGCCATGCCCACGGCGCACGCGATGGACACGGGTGCCATGCCCACGGCGCACGCGATGGACACGGGTGCCATGCACACGGCGCACGCCATGATGGACATGGGAGATGGGGGTCCACCATGTCCAAATTGCGGCGCTTTATTAGAAAAAAAATACTACGCCGCGGCCGAAACTGCATATAATTATGAATGTCCGGTTTGTGGAAAAATATTTAAGCGAGAGCGTGTCGAGTAAAGCAAATATTTAATTTTATTTATAATCTAATATTTAGATTATAAACCAGTAATGGCGATACTCGAAATTCTTCGCATTAAGGACCAACATCTATACCCAGCGAAGAAGAAGTCGCAGCCATTCATCAACCTGATGAGCCAGCCGTAGAGGACTAATAATTGGAACCAATATGTAAATTACATAAAATATTGAGTAGAAGTATGGACATAGTTAAATATATGAAAGCAAATTAAATATTTAAACAAATTATTTATTTGTTAAAAGTCTTGGAGCAATGCTCATACATTCTAATTCTTGAAACATCAATTTACAAGAATATGGAATATTAATTCTTTTAAAATCTTTATAATTTTCACAAATCTTACATTCATATATATTTGTTTTACTATTAAATACAGCTGTCAGTCCACATTTATTGCAAATAAATACATTATAATTATCAGAAACTTTCATCATCCTTTCTTGAAGGAATGAAGCAGCTCCATGTGCTATCATACAATCTCTTTCCATTTCTCCAAATCTCAATCCCCCATGCGAAGATCTACCTTCTGCGGGTTGTCTTGTCATAGAAACAACAGGTCCAGTACTTCTAGAATGAATTTTATCTCCTGACATATGTTTTAATCTTTGATAATAAGTAGGACCCATAAATATTTGTGTTTTTATTTGATCACCTGTTATTCCATTATAAAGAACACAATCACCATTTTTATCGTGACCGTATTTTGTTAATATTTTTGATATATTATCAACAGATATTTTATCAAAAGCTGTCCCATTACCTATATTCCCTGTTTCAAGACAAGCTTTTCCAAGAATACATTCAATTAGTTGAGCAATTGTCATTCTTGATGGAACAGCATGAGGATTAATAATTATATCAGGTGTAATACCATCTTTAGTAAAAGGCATATCTTCTGGTTCTAATATCATACCAACAGTTCCTTTTTGTCCATGTCTTGATGAAAATTTATCTCCAATTTCAGGAAATCTATGAGAACGAATTCTTGTTTTACAAATTTTATATCCATCTCCATTATTAGATACATAATTACAATCAATGTGTCCGCTTTCATTTCTTCTTATACATACACTATTATCTTTGTAATCATATTCTTTATTATTTTTAATTGGAATTATTTTTCCAACAAGGATATCATTATCGCTGACATAAGTATCTTTTTTTATGAATCCATTTTCCTCAAGCTTAGAATAGTTACAAGGTTTAGGGAATAAAAGTTTTCCTTTATCGGGTTTCATAAATTTTTCTTCTTCACCACTTAATTGATTTTTCTTTTCTTCTTCCTTATATGTTCTATAAAATGTTGATGAAAACAAACCCCTTTCAATAGCTCCTCTATTTAATAGGACTGAATCTTCCTGATTATATCCTGTATAACAAGCGATTGCTACAATTACATTAATTCCATTTGGTAGATCATTTACCCTTAGATGTTTCATCATTTTTGTTTCAATAAGAGGTCTTTGTGGATAAGATAAAACATGTGAAAATGTATCAAAACGATTATTAAAATTACTTGTTGGGATACCCACAGCCTGTTTACCCATAGCAGATTGATAAGTATTTCTAGGAGATTGATTATGATGAGGGAATGGAATACAAGATGCCAACGCTCCAAGAATTAAAGATGGATGAATTTCACAATGTGTATATTTTTTCTTTTTATCCATAAGATCTTTTGTATAGGTTGCTATCATAATATTATTCGTTTCATAGGGATCAATATATTCAATACAAGGTTCACCTCTGATACTTGAAATAAGATCAATATATTTATATTTTTTTGCTTTTAGTAATTTATTTAAGTCCTCAGTAAATTTAAGTTTATTATCATTGACTTTAAGCAAAGGTCTAATTAATCTACCTTCATCAGACCATATTTGAATAAAATTTTCAGGGATATTCCAAAAACCACTTGTATGATAATGAATAATACCTTCAGATCTTTTAGTTTTAAAATCATTCATAATTTTATCTGGCTGAGATGTAAAACCTAAATAATCACCATTCACAAATACTTTAACAAAATCATTTTTATTAAATGTATAGATATCTATATCTTTTAATCTAATAATATAACCATCTATTATTCTCCTTATAGGTTCTGAATTAATTTTAATAGTTATTTCACAAGTCATAGAAAGATTTTTTACAACTCCAACTGCTTGACCTTCGGGTGTTTCTGTTGGACAAATGTAACCCCATTGGGATGTATGTAATTTTCTTGGAGCAATCAATTTCCCTGAACTATCAGTTGGTGTCTGAATTCTTCTTAAATGAGAAATAGTACTCATATATGTTAATCTATTTAATACTTGTGAAACACCTTGTTTATTTTGATTCATCTTTATACCCCAGTTTCCTGTAGCCATAGCCCCTTTCAAAATATTTTCTATATAAGATGATTTAATAATTTTATGAATATTAATTTCATTTATAATATCATTATAATTCTTGTTTATATTCCATAAACCATTATTTACTTCTTTTGTAATATAATTTTTTATATCTTTACTTGTTTTATTTAAACATTGATAAATTAGTGAACCCAAAAGAGGTCCACAAGCATCTACTCTTTTATTAGTAAAAGCATCTCTATCATCATCAGGTAAAATACCAAGATAACACTTTATGAGTTTATTAATCATAAAACCTGTATAAAATATTTTATCCTGTGTTGACTTAATATGAATTAAATAATCTTTCAAAATTACATCTTTTACATATTTAATTTTTCTATCAATAGATTGAACGAAATTATTATTATTATTATTAATATATTTAGTCATATATTCAATTGCTTCTGATTCAGTATGAATTTCAGATGCTTCCAAAATAGATAATTTAAGGATTTTCATAATTGTTCTATCAATTTCACTTTTATCATTATCAATAATATGATAAATAATTTCCTTATCTGAAATACAACCTAATGCTCTTAATAAGATAAATATAGGTATTTCTTGCTTCATGTGTGGAACAGAAACTCTAATATAATTTTCATAAATATTAGATTTATTTGTTATTTTTACTGAAACTATCTTTGGAATTGAATATACATTTTCATGAAGAGAACGTATTTCACATAAATAAGAATATTTATGCTGTGATTTCGGATTAGGGAAACACAAAGCTATATTATTAGCAATTCTTTCTTGAGAAATAATAACTTTTTCATTTCCGTTAATAATAGAGTAACCACCAAGATCATATTTACATTCTTCACTGAACCCCTTATTTTTGAGAACGCAATATTTTGAGTTTACAACAATAGGAATTTTACCGAAAGTAATATTATTAATTTGTTTTTTCTCAAGAGTAATCAATACATCATTTTCACAAATTGTAATTTCAGATTCAAAATTTACATACAAAGGTAAAACATAAGATGTATTCTTTTGTCTGGCTATATTAGGAGTCATCAATTTAGAACATCCGTTATTTTCTGTTGAGAAAGGTTGTCCTACATTAATATTAGTAATTTTTAATGATATTTTTTTGATAGTGTTATCAGAAAATTCTAATTCCATAGGAAAGAATTGTGAAAATATATTTGGTATAATATTATCAATTAAGTTATCATAAGATTCTATCTGATGCTTCACAAGGACATTTTTCCTATCAAAATAAGAATCAATGATATTATCTGTTGAAATACTCATGGCTATCAAATTTTATTAAATTAGTTTTATATAATTTTCAAATTTTAATTTAAAGTTATTTTGTTAATACATAAAATGTTAGATTATTTAACTCTTAAAAATATTTTTTTAGGAATTCCTATAACATATTTTTCCTTGATAATTATAAGTATGTGTAAAGATTATTATTATTTAAAAAAAAAAAAAATTTAAATTATTAAATTCTTAAACTCATTAATAGTATCAGAATCTAACAAAGCATCTATATTACTATCATAAAAAACTCTATCTTTTAGAATTTTTTGATATTCATGTAAAATATCAAAATTTTTACATATACTATATAAATCACGTTGATCGCAATCAATATAATTACTTGTATGATAATAAATTAATAATACATTTAAATATTCTATACGAAACATTAAATTATGCCTTTTAAATAAATTTATGAATCTTACTAAAGCATCATTTTCATCTTTAAAGTAACCATTCATTTTATCTTTGAAGAAATCTGTTTCTAAATCTTCTTCTAAAAATTTAATATCTTCTTGTTGAATATTAAATCTTATCATGTAATAAATACATTCTTCAAAAGAATTATCATATTTTTCATGATTATTTAATGAACTCCAAAAATCATCCATAATAAAACCTAATTTGATATCTTCTAATTCAAAACAAAAACCATAATCGTAAATAACTATTTTATCTTCTGAATGTTTTTTAAAATTACCTATATGACAATCTCCATGATTAAAATTAAGTATAAGTTTATTGTTATTACTAAATAGAACAAATAAACTTATATATTTATTTCTCGAATATGTATTTAATTCATCTATTCTTATACCATCTATAAATTCCATTAAAATTATATTTTTTGTATATTCATATATTTCAGGTATAATAAAATTATCAACATCTATATAATAATTGTAAAATAATTTCATATTCTTAGCTTCATTATTAAAATCTGTCTCAAGTTCAAAATTCCTTATAAAACCTAAAATATCAAAAATAGTTTGTTTATGAATATTAAATAACAAAATAAAATTTTTTATAATATTTAATTGATAATTTATATTAGGATGTTTTACCTTTAAAGCATATATCTTATCTGTCAATTTATCTTTTATTTTATAAACTTGCCCAATACTACCGGATGAAACACAATCTAAAATAATATATTTATCTTCTATATTTTTATTAAAATCACTTTTATATAGTTTTTTCGTATATTCTATTTCATGTTTTTCATTAGATTCATATGTATTTTTTAATAAATCTATAATGTCAGTATCATAATCTGTTAAATAAAGATAAGGAATTATTTTCTGAATACATTTAGTACCAAGTGAACTTGTATTCTGAATATTATTTAAAATGATTTCTAGTAAAAATAAATCATGATTTTTATAATAATGATATTTTAAATAATATATAAAACACCATAAACTTAATTTTGTATAATTGAATAGTAGTCTAAACATTCTAATATATAAAAGTATATGTTTAAATATTATAATAATAATCATAATTAAACATATGGATAGAGAAAAGAATAATATCATTAAAGAATTAATTCTGATGTATGTAACAGAAAATTATAAGAAATATTTAGTAACTCATAATTTAAAAAAAATTGAAGAAAAAGATTTACCAATTGTAATTGGAACAATTTATTCTGATAAGAAAAAAGAACTTAAAATTTGGTTAAAAGATTGTTTAAAAAAACTTCAGAAAGAAAATTATATGGGTGATTTAGCTTTTAATCAGATTTGTTTAGAAATATTCCAAGATGATAATTTATGTAAAGAAAGACTTATTTTAGAAATAAAATTATTTCAAGAAAAAAATAATGTATAAATTATATGTTTTTTAAATTAATATTTTTATTTATTATCTTATTCTTATTTATAATAAAAAAGAATAATATTGAACCTTTTATTGATTGTATTCAAAAATATTATAATCATCATGTTAAAATTTTCATGAAAGATAATATTAATGAATATGAAGGTATATTAATGAAATCTGATAATGATAATTATTATATACATCTTGAAGGTGAAAATATTCCGGTAGAAAAAGAACTGGTAAAAAAAATAATTTTTAATAATTGTCCTAATGATAATTTATATTTAGAAGAAGTAACAATTGATGAAAATAAAAAAATTGCTCTACCATGTGATAAACCTTTACCAGAATTTCTAATTAAATATGATTTTGAAGATAATGATTGGGGTTCTGAAAATTATAAATTATCAGAAAGTTATTGTCCAATAAAATCTAATTATGAATGTAATTCCGATATATATAAAAATGATTGTTCAACAAATCCTAATATGATTCAAATGAATGAAACAATAGGTTTATGTGATACAACCGATTCAACTCCTTGTGAAGGTTCGAAATTTGAGAATTATATGCTTCATGGTGGTGTTTTAGATACCGAAACAGAATATACTCATCCCCTACCAAGAAATAATTGCGGCTGTATTGATACACAACGGATAAATACTCTTGATCCTGTTTCTAAAAAAAATGCCATTGAAGATGCAATACAACAAAAAATGAAGAAAAATTGTTTTGGATACGGCGAAAATTGTAAGGGTTTTGCCTATGAAATTTTATCTCTTGATTCACAATATGAACAACATGTTAATCAAGGTGATCCTATTGATTATATAGCATATTATTATCAAAATTGTCATCTAAAGAATCAACAAAATTATTCTGAAAATTTAGATAAAAAAACATTTGTAAAGAAATATGAAAATGATAATTTTAATTATACAATATGTGCTCAATGATAAATATAAGAAAATAAAATCTAATATATATATATACATGGAGAATATAAGTATGTTAATAAATGACGGTAAAATAAATGTTAAGAAAAAGGTATCTAAAACACCAAAGAAATCTTTGTCAAAAGAATATAGATCTTTTTTACAAAAATCTAATAAAAATTCTAAAAATTCTAAAAAAGTAGTCACAAATCTTAAAATTGTAAAAGTTAATAAAGAAAATAAAGAAAATAAAGAAAATAATTTTGTTAAAGTCGTAAATAATAAAGATGAAAATAAAAGTAAAAATAAATTTACCAAAAAAAGTCAAGCTAAGAAAAAACAAAGAGCTTCTAAAAGGAAAAAAATTCATAGAAAAATTACAAGAATTAAAACTTTATCATTTAAATGTAACGATAAAAAATTAAACGTAAAAAAAATTATAAAAGAAGCACAAAATAAATCAAATACGGAAATAAAAGAAGAATTAAAGAAAAAAGGTATTGTAATTAAAAGTAACAAAAATAAACTATTGAAAGATCTTTACCTATTCACTCAATGTGATAATATTAATATCATCAAAGAATAATTACTTTTCTACTGAAGGAATTTCCCGAACCTGTTCTACTTCGTTAACGTCCTTTTTCTTATGAACCTTATTATAAACCTTGTAATTGTATTGCACATTCTCAACTAGTAGAGGGCCACCATTTACACCAGTCAAATTCAAACAAATATATTCCTTTCCTGTCACATCAGGTTGGTGCTTAATATCCATGGATACATATTCACCCGGATATAGTCTCTTATAACTGTCTCCTGTTGTATGAATACAGCTATAATGAACAAAAATTTCATTATCATTAAATTCTGAATCTGGATGATTCACCTTTACAAAACCGAATCCTTTCTTTTGGTCAAACCAAAGGACATGTCCAATATGCGTTCTATCACTCATTTTATATTAAATATTATTTATTATATATCTTTAAGTATGTTTATAATACAATTAATATTCATTTTAGCTCTAATATTTATGATATACAATATCATTGAAATAAAAAAATACAATAAAAATGGAATAATAATTGAATATCCTAATAATTTTATTAAAGATCTTGATAATATAAAAATTAGTATTCAACAATTAAATCCAGTTCTATTAACATTAAAAAATTTAGATATTGATTTACAAACATTAATTACTAAAAATTTATCTTACAATATAGAAGATTTAGGATACTCAATGAAAAAAATTAATGATAGCGATAATATAACTATTATTAAAAATAAAAAAATTTTCGGTGATTTATGCGAAGGTAAAATAAATTTCGAAAATGAATTTATTCATACATCACAAATACCCCATATAAAAAAACAAAGTATTAGTATTATAAAAGGTTATTATTTATCTCCATTAGAATTCTGTAAACATAATTATAATATTATTTATTTATTGGATGGAAATGTAACAATGTATTTATTTAATCCCAAACATAAGGAAGAAATTTTAGGTAAAAGTTTAGAAAGCATAAAAAAATATTCACATAAATATCATTTAAAAAAATATAATTTATTAATAATTCCTACTAATTGGTATTATATTCAAGAATCTACAGAAAATATTTTAGAGTATCATTGTGATTCTGATAATATTTTTTGCGTTTTATATAATATGATAAGATAATTATTTACCTGTTTCTACATCAGTTATATTTTCTTTGACATTCTGTACTAGTTTGGGATCAGGTTTAGGATCAGGTTTAGGATCAGGCTTAGGATCAGGTTTAGGATCAGGTTTAGGATCAGGTTTAGGATCAGGTTCGGGATTTAAATACTTATTTTGTCTACTCAGTGGTGGAACGAAATTATTTATAGCGGTTCTACAGAAACATTTACATTTACAATAATAACAACTGAATAGCTTTGACAAGCAAGTTTCATATTTTAAACGACTATATGTATATGTTATTGATTCTCCAAAATCTCTCATATTTCTTTCATGATTCTTATCTTTTTTACTATTATCATACCATGGATATTTCCCATCTATAAGATCTGGGAAATATTTTGTTAATCTATAAAGTATTTTTTTATATTCA